GATTCGTTGGTGCTGTCGTTCGCCTATCCAGTGCAGGCCAAGCCGCGCTTCGCGGACGGGACGCCGATGGCCAGCCGCGACCAAGACAACTACGCCGACGGGAAGCGCGGCGTTCCCTACAACCCACTGGGGTGACCGATGGAAATCAAGCAAGTGAAGATCGGCGGCGCCGACCTGTACGCCGTGACCGACCCGAACAACCCGGGCGTGCCGGTGCTGGTTGATGCGGCACTGGCGAACCTGGCAGGTGATCGTGACGCGTTTCTCGCCGGCGAGTTCGCTCGCGCCAGGAGCGCCTGACCATGTGCACCTCTAAGCCGAAGGTGAAGCCGGTGGCCGCGGCGCCCGTGGTCAGCCCGATCACGATCGACGACGCCGCCGTGGCCGAGCGGGATCGGGAGCGCCAGCGCCAGCGTGTCCGCGCCGGCCGGCAAGCCACCATCCTCGCCGGCAACACCGGCGCCCCGACGACCACGTCGGCCAAGACCGCCCTGGGGCAGTAAGCGATGACCGAATTGACCGACCTGCGGCAGCACTGCGATCGCCGCAAGACGGCGATGCGCGATGAGCTGAACGACTGGCTGCCCGATTGGCGCCAAATCTCCGAGTACGTCGACCCTGCGCGCGGCCGTTTCCAGGAGAAGGACGGCAAGCCGTGCAGGCGCAACCGCACCAAGATCATCAACAGCAAGCCCACGGACGTGCTGCGCGTGATGACCGCGGGCATGACCTCCCACATGACCAGCAAGGCGCAGCCGTGGTTCAAGCTGGCCACGCCAGATGCGCAGCTTTCCGAGCTGTTCGGCGTGCGCGTGTGGCTGGACGCCGTGGCCCAGCTGATCCGCGACACCCTGGCCAAGTCGAATTTCTACAAGGCCATGCCCGTCGTCTACACGGAAGACGGCATGTTCGGCGTGGCGCCCATGCTGGTGCTGCAGGACAACGACGAAGTCGTGCGGTTCTACGCGCTGACGGCCGGCACCTACGCGATCGGCCTGGACGATCAGGGGCGCGTCGACTCACTGTGGCGCTGCTACCAGAAGACCGCGCGCCAGCTCAAGGAGCGCTACGGGGAGGAAAAGCTGCCGATCGCCGTGCGCCAGGCGTTGGAGCAGAGCGGCGACCGGAAGTTCATCGTGGAGTCGCTGATCGAGAAGAACCCTGACGCCCGGCCCGGCATGGGGCCGCTGGGCCTGCAAGCGCCCAAGTACCGGCCGTATCGGGAGGTCGTCTGGATTGAAGGCCAGCAGGCGGACGGGCACGGAATCCTGGACATCGGCGGGCACTATGAGGCGCCCTTCGTGGTGGCGCGCTGGAACCCGGTCGCGGAGGACATTTACTCCGCCTCGCCGGCGCTGGACTGCCTGGGCGACATCAAGCAGTTGCAGTACCTGGAGGGCGAGAAGCTGCGGCTGATCGACCTGCTGAGCAAACCGCCGCTGGCAGTCCCTGAGGTACTGCGCAACAAGGGCGCGAGCCTGGCGCCTGGCGCTAAGACCTACCTGCCCGACGACGCCCCGCAGGCGAAGGTCGAGGTCATCTACTCCCCGAACTACGCGGCGCTGCAGCAGGTGCGGGAGGAGATCAGCACGATCGAGACCCGCATCGAGAACGCGCACTTCTACAACCTGTTCTTGATGCTGCAGCAGCTCGGCGACCAGACGGGCCGCACCGCCTACGAGATCGCGCAGCGCCGCGAGGAAAAGGCCGCAGTGCTGGGGCCGACACTGGAGTCCCTGACCGATGAGGTGCTGGATCCGGTGGTGGTGCGCGTCTACAAGCTGCTGGAGCGCGCCGGGAGGATCCCGGAGGCGCCCGAGGCGCTGAACAACGTGCCCCTCAAGATCGAGTACACCTCGATCCTGGCCCAGGCGCAGCGTGCGAACAGCGCCGGAACGATCGAGCGCGCGGTCATGTTCATCGGCAACGTGGCAAAGGCCACCGGCAACAACGACGTGCTGGACAAGCTGGACGTCGACCAGACGGTGGACGAGTACACGCGGGGCATCGACGTGCCGGCCTCGATGATCCGCGACGACGATGCGGTGCAAGCGATCCGCGAGGCGCGCGCTCAGCAGCAGCGCATGGCGCAGCTTGCCCAGATGGCGCCGGCACTCAAGGACGGCGCGCAAGCCGCCAAGGCAGCCAGTGACGCGGTTCCCCAGGATGGATCCATCGCGCAGACGCTCGGCGCCGCGCTGGCGGGGGCGGCCCAGTGACACATCCCTTGACCCGCAATGAAGCGGCCGAGCGCGCGGTAAAGCTGATCGAGGAGACGCAATTCCGCCAGCTGCAGGATGACGTGCGTGCGGTGTTCGAGCTGCCGGCCGCCCGGCGTGTGATCTGGGGTTTCATCCAGGCCATGAACGTCGACGGCTCGCCCTTCAACACCAACGCCATGATGCAAGCGCGCGCGATTGGCCGTCAGGAAGCAGCGCAGTGGTGGCTGAAGGCCATTCGTGACAACTGCCCGGAGCGAGAGCCGCAGATGCGCGCCGAGGCGAACAGGTCCCAGAAGCAGCTGCAGCAGCAGCTCACAGCAGCAGAGGAAAACCAAGATGACGACTGAAAACGCAGCCGAGACTGGCAATCAAAATCCCGGGCAAGGCGAGCAGGGCACCAACGACGCCGCGAAGCAGCAGGAGGGGCAGGCCACCGAGCAGGGCACCTCCGAGGGTCAGGGCAACGAAGGTGGCAAGCAGGAACCGGCCAAGGGCGGAGAGTCCGAGGGCGGAGAGAAGGGAGGCGGCGAGAAGTCCACCGGCGCACCGGAGCAATACGAGCAGTTCAAGCTGCCGGAAGGCTTCACGCTGGAGGGCGATCGGCTGAAGACCGCAACCGAGTTCTTCAAGGACAAGGGGTGGACGCAGGAACAGGCCCAGGAGGCCGTCGACCTGTACACCCGCGTTGCCGGCGAGGACGCCACAGCGGTTCAGGCTGCGCTCGCCGCGCAGCGCCAGCAGCAGGTCGAGGAATGGCGCACGCAGGCCATGGCCCAGTTCGGAGACAAGTACGACGAGCATGTCGGCCTTGCGCGTACCGCAGTTAAGGCGGTGAACGACACGGCACTGACCGAAGCTTTCGAGGAGCTGGGATGGGGCAACCACCCCGCCCTGATCCGGGCGTTCGCGTTCTTCGGCGGCATCGCCCGCGACAGCGGCATGGATGGCCTGGGCGGAAGCACCTCGCCCGGCAGATCCGCTGACCTGGCGACCAGACTGTTTGGCGACAGCAAGTAACACCAACCACACAACCCTGACCACACGGCCCCGAAAGGGGCTTTTTTATTGGAGAAAGCACTATGGCTACCATCGGTGGCGATGCGCCTCGATCCGAACGGCAACATCGCGGACATCGCGGAGCTGCTGACGCAGAACAACGAGATCCTGCAGGACATTCCGTGGTACGAGGGCAACCTGCCCACCGGCCACCGTGTCGTGCAGCGCACCGGCCTGCCCGCGGCCTACTACCGCAAGATGAACCAGGGCATCCCGGCGTCCAAGAGCACGACCGTCCAGGTCGATGAAGCCTTCGGCGAGCTGACCGCGCTGTGCCAGATCGACAAGTCCATCGCCGATCTCAACGGCAACACCGCGGCTTTCCGCCTGAGTGAGGCGCGCGCCTTCATCGAGGCGATGAACCAGACCTTCTGCACGAACCTGTTCTACGGCAACCTGGCGGCGAACGGTGAGGCGATCCAGGGCCTGGCCCCGCGTTTCAGCACCATCGCCGGCGCGGACAACGGCAGCAACATCATCGACGCCGGCGGCACGGGCTCGAACAACACCTCGCTGTGGCTGGTCGGCTGGTCTGACCACACCGTGTGGGGTGGCTTCCCGAAGGGCTCGAAGGCCGGCATTCAGTTCAACAAGGGTGATGGTGACGACTGGGCCTTCGACGCGAACAACAACCGCTTCCGCGCCTACATCGACGACTACAAGTGGCAGAACGGTCTGGTGATGAAGGATTGGCGCTATGTCGTGCGCATCGCCAACATCGACGTCACCACGCTCACCAAGAACGCGAGCGCTGGCGCCGACCTGCTGGATCTGGTGGCCCAGGCCGTCGAGAAGATCCACAGCACCACCGGCGTGACGCCTCGCTTCTATGGCAACCGCACGCTGTCCTCGTTCTTCCGCCGTCAGATCGTCAACAAGATCGCCAACTCCACGCTGGCGTGGGGCGACGTCTCGGGTCGCCGCGTGATGATGCTGGAAGAGGTGCCGTTCCGTCGCGTGGACGGTCTGCTGAACACCGAAGCCCGCGTGGTCTAACAGGAGAACCAAGCCATGTTCCTCGACGTAAAAAACGAGTTCTCGTCGGCGCAGACCATCGCGACCGCCGTGTCCACCAACGTGATCGACCTCACCCCGCTGAAGGCGGCGGCACGCGATATCGGCGTTGGCCAGCCGATCTACCTCGTGCTGACCACGCCGACCACCCTGGCCGGCACCTCGCCGACCCTGACCGTCGCTATCCAGACCGACGACAACGCCGCCTTCTCCTCGCCGGCAGTCATGGCGACGAGCGCGGCGCTCACCCCGGCCAACTTCGCGGCCGGTCCGATCGTCATCCCGCTGCCGAGCGGCGCCGAGAAGTACCTGCGACTGAGCTACACCGCAGGCGGCACCGTCACGGCGGGCACGGTCACCGCAGGCCTGTCGCTGGATGCTCAGCGCTGGAAGGCCTATCCGCGCAACTACGTG